GATGTTGAACTCCGCCCTCAGAGCGGGTTCAGATACTGTGCCATCAAAGCGCCGGAAGTCATTCTCCCATAATATCAAACCTCTTGAGTTCTTCCGCGCCTCCCCAATGCTCCAATCGAACCACTCACCAAGTGTGTTCGCATTCATCCCTGCTGCGTAAACGAACGTACCGCGTTCTTTAAAACTCCAACGTTTGCGCAGATAATGTGAGTATGCCAACGTTATTGGCCCAGTTGCCACTTGGTACTCACAAGTTGTCCCCTGAATTAATCTGGGATCAAACTTCTCCTGAATTTCAGGGAATGATTTAAAGACATGCTCACGTTTGATGAAGGCCTTGATCCTACTCTCCCTTCGGATATTGAGGCCTTCATCAACCCTCTTCGCAGCTTTCAACAATTCCAACCGCCTAGGTGTAGGGAATCGTGCCAACCAAGCATCTCTTGGTATGGGCTGCAACTTGCGATTGAACATCAGCTTACTAGTCTGACCAGGTGCTGGTTTTAAAAATTGCCAGACTCGTTGCTGTGCTCGCAACCAAAACCACTCCAATGGTTCAACTCGATTGATGCAGCCTCGATTGTTGACTGCAATCAATTCATTGTGCACACAGGATCGCGCCACTATGGGTATGCGCTCAGAAAATCCCGGGCCAAATTGAGTAGTCCCATGCTTCGGGTCACATTCAACCATGAAGGGTTTAATGATACTAGCTTGAGGGTGTATCTTGGTCAATGGGCGGCCAAGATTACAAACGTCCGGTCGAGTTATTGGCATATGATTTTCAATAGTTGTGGTATCACGCACAAAACTATACTGCTCAACCCAGACGCGTGAAATGCCAACATGGGATAATACCTTGAAGATTGCACTGTTTATGAAGCTCGGCAGACACATGGTTAATTTCACCAACGCAACCAAAATGGTTCTTCTTTCAATGATTGATGCAACAGGTGCATTGGCAAATAACCAAGACAATCCAAGGTCCTTAACTCTAGGGTAATAAATTGATTCCCTAGTTGGTTGCCACCAGTCCCACGCGGTGATATTAGCAAACACCGGTATGTTCATTGTGTAAGGTCGGACTAGCGGCCCCATGTTTGGAAAAGTGGGCATTCTCGGGGGTCCAATTTTGAAACTGATCTTTGGTATCTTTGGAAACTTGTAGTCATTGGCTGTCTTAATGGCAAAAGTCAAGGCCATTACAGATCCCACGCCAACGAACGCTAAGCCTACGTACTTTGCATATTCTGGTTTATGGTATACGTAAACTGCGGCACTCCCAATTGCAGTGCAGGCGGCCAAGGCTGGTGCTGCTTTCACTATGGCCTGGCCAGCCGGCATCACAACCCAATATGACATTGCGTAGGCTGTGACCCCTACAGCTGCACCTGCAATGAGCAATTGCCACCATGGTATCACTCTTTTCTCAGTAAAACTCAAGGCCTCGTTGTGTTGTTTAAAGACCTTTGATTGAATAGCCATCATGGTGGTTAGCATATTCTTGTCACGCTCCAAGTTAGCGACAAATGCTAATAATGTTACATCCGCAATACAATCAGCTTGCTCTTCAGCAGTCAAATTCATTTGTGCCAATACAGCCTTTGTGTTTCTCACGGCTGAAGCGAACGTATCTTTATCACGTGGTGTTAAAGCTATTTTGGCTGCCACTTGTGATATTGCTCGTTTGGGTACTACAACCTCTCGTTGACTCTGATGTCCCACAATCAGATAATTGCCAATGCTGTAGCACCTTGTTATATCACGATGAGCAGTTGACCACTCGGCTGGCAGTAATTCGTCTGTCTCAGCTTTAATCAACCGGTAATCAATCGGCCCGTGATAATCCAAGTCTAGCAAGGCTCTCTTGAATGTTGGCAATTCTTGTGGTGGTTTCCTCATTGGTTTACATGCTGTAAATCTATAAATCCGTGTATCACCAACAACTTGTAAAAGTGTCCAAGTTGCGGCAATGGTGTAAGTATATTGCTTAAATGGGTCTAAGTGTACATACACCTCCAATGGGTCCATGACTGCATCCACTGCAGCCTCCAATGCAGCATCAGATACTTCTGTCAATATCAAGCTCTTTGCACGTTTCACTCGCTTGCGATGTTTACGCAAAGCTTTCAATGCATTGGAGCCAGTCATCAATCTGGAAACTTCCAAGTAGTTATCCTTCATCCACACACACGATGAGTGCTGGTATGGCACGTTGTTACCCGTGACCCGCATCGTCACGGTGCTCTTGCCATCCACCTCATATGTTGACTCACCTCTGTGAAAAGTGCCCTTTGGCTCATTGAATACATGGCACACAACAATCACTGGATGTCCAGTGTTGGTCAACAAAACGAGTTCCTCAGGCTTAATATAATAATGTGAGTGCACGAATAAATATCCATCAATGTCCTCAACACAATCACAACCCTCTTGGAGGGGGTGTTCACAATACCTGAGCGATTTGCCATCTCTCATGGCTAGAACTCGTGCGTCTTCCCGCGCATAATCACTAGCACTCAACATCGGGCAGAGACTCCAAACGTT